GGCACCGGCTTACGTGTCTGGCATGTCGATAGCCCGTCAGGAGCTAATGGAGGCTAGCGGGCAGTATCAGGCCGAAATGGGCGCACCGTCGAACGAGCGTTCAGGTGTCGCAATTCAGGCCCGCCAGCGTCAAGGCGATACGGCAACGTACCATTACATCGACAACCAGGCGATTGCGATTCGGTTCACAGGCCGCATCGTCATTGACCTGTTTCCGCATATTTATGACACGCCCCGCATCATGCAGCTTATGGCAAGCGACGGGTCTTCCAATCCCGAAAGCCCGCCCGTCTCGATTGATCCACAGGCCAAGCAGGCATCGCAAACGCAGACCAACCCCGAGGGCGCAATCGTTGCCCATGTCTTTAACCCCAACGTCGGACGCTATGACGTTGACGCCGACATCGGCCCTGACTTTGCCACCCGTCGCCAAGAGACGTTCAACGCGCTGATGCAACTGGTGCAGGAGGACAGCGCCATCCTCCCCGTCGTGGGCGATATCCTGTTTCGTGCGGCCGACTTTGCGATGGCAGACGAGATTGCCGACCGTATGCGCAACATGGTTCCCCCGCAGGCAATGGGCGGCCCGTCGCCTGAACTGCAACAGCTTCAACAGCAATTACAGGAAGCTCAAACGCAGATCGCACAAGCTACGTCGGCAACGCAGAACGCCGTGCAAGCCTTGGCGGACGAAAAGCGCAAGGTCGGCATCGAGGCATACAAGGCCGAAACGCACCGCCTCGAACTGGGCAAAGACATCGACCCCGCCGCACTGGTCCCGGCAATCCATGCGGCCATCATGGAAGCCTTGCAGGCATCCCCCCTCATGCTGCCGACCGGCACAGCTTAAAAGGAAGAATCAATGTCGAAATATACAGGCGTAGTCGTAAGCGATCCCTCGCCCGAGAAGATTGTCATGGGCGGCATGTTCTATGAATTGTCGCAGGATGCCGTCACTGCTCGTGCAGGTGGTGGACAGGCACTGGCGACACAGCTCACGGGTCAGACCGCGCGCATAACGGTCGTGGCGACGGCCGGCGATAGCGTCATGCTTCCCCCGTCCGCTGCAGGGCTTGAAATCCTCGTCATCAATCACGGCGCGAACTCCATGCAGGTTTATGGGGCCGGAACGGATCTGATTAACGATGCCGCCACGGCGGTTGGCGTCAGCCAGATGGCGAAGTCATCCGTCATCTTCATGTGCGCGACGACCGGCAACTGGTACACCGATGGCCTCGGAACGGGCTTCTCGGGTGGATTCCAGACGCAATCATACGCCAACGGCATCACGGCATTTGCGGGCGGCGGGCAGGGCAGCGCGGTATTGCTGGGCGCGATGATTAACCGCGTGACGGTGGTCGCCACGATTGGCGATAGCGTAATGCTGCCGATTGCCGTGCCGGGTATGCAGATCATGGTGACGAACGCGGCCGCAAACTCGATGAACCTGTTCCCCGGTGTCGGCGATGCAATCAACGCGCTTGGCGCCAACGCAGCTTATGCGCTTGCCGGTGGAAAGACAGCCTCGCTTATCTGCGCGGTGACTTTGCAGTGGCACGCGATCCTGAGCGCATAGGAGATAAATCATGGCAGTTGACCGCTTTAGCAGTTCACAAGGTCCGTGGCCTTCGGAGGCATTGGCCGACCCCGTTTCATCGGCGTCCGTCATTACTCCAACCGACGGCGCGATGCTCCCGAAAATCCCGAAAGCGATTTACGTGGGCGTCACCGGCGACATCACAATGATATTGAAGAACGACGCGGTTGCCGTCCTGTTCAAGGCGGTTCCCGTAGGAGTTCTTCCGGTGCGCCCCATTCAGGTCAACGCAACCGCGACGACCGCGACGAACATCGTCGGACTTTACTAGTTTCCCTCCCCTGAGGGCAAAGCCTGACCGCTCGGCATGTAGCGGGCTAAAATCTCCATAGGATTGCTATGAGCATCGAAGAACTGGAGCCCACACAGGGCTTGCCGGAAGGCGAATCTGTGGTTGAAACGCCCGCCGACGATAACGCTCCCGAGACGGGCAAGGAGCAGACACCCGAAGAAGTTGAAACCCCACCCGAAGAACCTAAGCGCAAGCCGTGGTTTCAGGAGCGCATCGATCAACTGACGCGGGAAAAGTATGACGAACGCAGACAAAGAGAGGCGCTAGAGGCCCGGTTAGCTGACACGCTAGCCGACCCCGAAAAAGCCCGCACCAACCCCCCCGTCAACATTGACGAGGTGGTGAACGCACGGCTCGCGGAACGTCAGTTCGATGACAAATGCAACGAGGTATATTCTTCGGGCAAAAGCGAATTTAGCGATTTCGACAGCACGCTAGGCAACTTCCAAATGCTTGGAGGTATCCCCCAGCCTGTCCTCGAAGCCGTTACGCAACTGCCCGATGCGCACAAAGTCCTCTACGCACTCGGATCGAATATGGACGATGCCGCACGCATCTTTTCCTTGCCTCCCATACCAATGGCAATGGCGCTGGCACGGCTCGCATCGAGCCCAGTCAAGTCACGGCCTGTCAGCAATGCGCCACCTCCTATCCGCCCCATCGACGGCACGACCAAAGGCACAAAAGCGCCTGAGGAAATGTCATCGGAGGAATGGATGAAGTGGCGCGAGGACCAGTTGAAAGACTGAGCCTTTCCACCAACCACGAATGCCACGTCGGATGACGTCGCGTTCCCAGCGCCCACCGGGCCAGATGGATCTTTTACATGGCAAATACAATCCTGACGATCAACATGATTACGCGCGAGGCCATTCGGCTATGGCGCAACTCCAACGCATTCCTGATGAACATCGACCGCCAGTATGACAGCGATTTCGGCAAGGGCGGCGCCAAGATCGGCTCCTCGCTCCGCATTCGTCTGCCGAACGACTTTACCGTTCGCACCGGCGCGACTGCAGCTCCGCAGGACACGACCGAGCAAAGCACGACCCTGACCGTTGCCACCCAAAAGGGTGTGGACGTTCAGTTCTCGTCAGCCGAGCGCATGTTGTCTTTGGACGACTATTCAAAGCGCATTCTTGCCCCTGCCATCAACAACCTGGCGGGTGCAGTTGCAGCCGATATCATTACGGGTTCGGAAGGAATTCCTAACCTTGCTGCCAAGACGGACGGTTCGGGCAACATCATTTCGCCCGATGCGTCAACCTGGTTGCTGGCGGGCGCATTGCTTGACCAGACTTCGGCACCTCGCGGGGATCGCAAGATAATCCTCGATCCGCTGACGCAGGCTCGCACAGTGACATCGCTTGCCGGTCTGTTCAATCCGACCGCTGGACTGTCGAAGCAATACAGCAGCGGCTTGATGCAACAGGCATTGGGCTTTGACTGGATGTACGACCAGACCGTCATCAAGCACACCACGGGTGCCTACGGCGCTCTCGGTACGGTAAACGGTGCGGCTCAGACGGGCGGTTCCATTACCGTCAGCGCCTTGGCCGGTCCGCTTAACGCTGGCGACATTATCTCGTTTGCCGGTGTGAACTCGGTTAACCGCATCACCAAGGGCGACAACGGTTCGCTTGCGCAGTTCGTGGTGACGGCGGCAGTAGCGGGCGGTGCGACATCGATCCCGATCTACCCGAACCTCATTCCGGTCGGCGTACCTTACGCAACCGTGATGAACTCGCCCGCCAACACCGCCGTAATCACGGTGGCGACCAAGGCGGCGCAGGTCTACCGCAAGAACTTCGCGTTCCTACCGCAGGCTGCGACACTTGTGACTGCCGATCTTGAACTGCCACGCGGCGTTCACGAGGCTGCACGCGAGGTATTCGACAATACCTCGATGCGCATGGTCACGGCATACAACGTCACGACGGATCAGTTCATCACTCGTCTTGATATTCTGTACGGCTACAAATGGGTTCGCCCTGAGTGGGCCTGCGTTATCCCCGATGCGTTATAGTAAGACCATTTGACATTTAAATATATCCCCGTATTACTAAACATAGTTTGGTTGTACGGGGATTATTTAAAGTGGGAAAGATAATAGACATTACTGGCGAAAAGTTTAGTCGCTGGACGGTGAAAAGCATATCTCATCAAATCAAATCGATGATTTATTGGAACTGCATTTGCGAATGCGGAACTGAGCGAACTGTTTTCGGCGGCGACCTGAAGCGCGGCGGATCAAAAAGCTGCGGCTGCCTAACTAAAGAAGTATCGGCCACCCGTTTACGTAAGCACGGAATGGTAGGACATCCCGCGTATTCTAGTTGGCAGCATATGAAGACACGCTGCGGCAATCTAAATGATGAAGAATACCAAAACTACGGAGCCAGGGGAATTAACGTAGTTATCCAGTGGTGGACATTTGATGGCTTCTGGGCTGATATGGGAAAGAGTTGGCGCGACGGCGCTACCATTGATCGCATTGACAATGAAAAGGGATATGGACCCGGCAACTGTCGTTGGGCCACGCCAAAGCAGCAGGCGCGAAACAGGCGCACAAACGTAATCATCAATACGCCCAAAGGTCCGATGCCTGTCTCGCAAGCGGCGGAAGTATTTGGGATCAAGGCAAACACGATATTCTCGCGCATTCGGTACGGCTGGCACGAGAGTCGCTTACTCGAATAACTAACGAAGGGGCCAATGATGACGCCACTCGACATCATAACCCTGTCGCTCCGCAACGCGGGCATTCTCAGCACAGGCCAGACCGCAAACCCTGAAATGACGAATAGCGGCTTCACGGTCCTTAACGCCATGCTCGGACAATGGGCGGCAAAGCGTTGGCTTGTTTACCATTTGGTCAATCTGTCGATCACCTCAACGGGTGCCACGTCCTACACGGTAGGGCCTGGCGGCGTGTTCAACATCGCGCAACGTCCGACCGAGATTGACGCGGCGTTCGTCAGTCAGAACCTGGGCCAATCTAACC